CTCACTCAGTAACCTTGAGCCGAAGCTCTTTTAGGCGTACAAAGGGGAGGATTAATCCCCCTAATCCCATATGAAAGAATGGGCGCATAAAAGATTGCCATCTCTGACTTTAGGCGTTTACGCCTGAAGATTTAAACCTTCGTAGGAATACGAAGGCACCCATCGCCGGACTAAGCGGGTTTGATACCGTTTAGCGGTTCTATCTAGGTGATCCTTATCACGTCCCAGAAGGGGCGTAGTAAGGCACTTCAATAGAGCGGCATAGCCACTAAGCCTATCCCGGGTTTTCACCGGTTTAAGCGCAAAAGTCCTCGTTAGGAACTGATGCGTGCGACGGCACCACTTATGTGGTGCCACCGCATCTTGGCGACTATGCCACCCGAACGATCCACTCTGCGAAGATACTAGCGGAAGAGCACTTCCTAAATGCTCCTCCACTTTCTCTTTCAGATAGTTGCTCACTGAATATAAGCCTTGCATCCACAAGTGGTTGCTAAGACTTACTAAGTGAGCACAAACGTTCGGACTTTCGGCGATTTGATGTGGCCAGTATCTAATGTATAGCGGAGTTATATCAACCCCATTATACGCTTCGATACCACAGCTCTCTCGGAAGTTGCCTTCAAGAAAGCTCTTCTTGACGTTAACTTTTAGGCCAACATCATGAAGCCACTTTACCACCTGGTGTGCGTGGTCAGAGTGCACGATAATGTCATCACCGTACACCCTTACTAGACGTGAGGCACGCCTGACTGATGCGGTACTGGGTTTAACCCCCCAGTTAGTCAGAATGGCTGCGATGCTTACTACGGCAAAGCAGACACTCTGAACCGGAAAAGTCGTGGCGTTTCCCATACCAGCAAACTTCCCTAAAGACACATCTGACTCATTGCTAGAGCCAGTGTAGACGAAGGGAGAACGGCTATCCATCAAACACTGATGAAAATCAGTGTGATGTCCGAATACAGACTTAACCAGCTTTTGGCTGAGTAAGTCCGACGCGGACTTTAGATCGATAGTAGCCCATTTGCTGGACAGGGAACCCTCCAGAGCAAGTTTTTGATTCTTGCTCTGGTCGGATAGCGCTAAACAATTACGGAGAACACTGCATTCGGTTATTGATTCCCGAAGTACAGTGTTGAGCCCCTGCTGCAGATACTGCCGCAGAAAAGGCTCTACCGTAATCGTCCGCCTTGAGGTAGAATTCTTCAAGACGGAAATAAGTTTAGCTGCTGCCCCACGTAGCCTCGCTGGCACGACTGCTTGGAGAGAAAGGACTCTTCGTGAGCCCGTCTCAAGCCAAGCTGTTCTTCTTCTAGAATAGCTGGAACATGCTGTTCTAAAAGTCGAAAATGCCAGCGAAAGTTCAGGGTAACCTGTAGGGCTCGGAGGACTTCCCCAACCAACGCATGAGTGCCCAACGCGTAATTCCGGCTTTGGCCGGTTTCCGTCGTATAGAGCATCATGTCGCTGTATTTCACGAGCTTCTTCGCTCGGGATATGCAGCGATAAACGCAGGTTGGTGTCTCCGAACCATCCAGGTAGTAAACTGGTATCACCAAGCTTACTGTACAAAGCTGACCATTTCTGGTTGCCTTTATACTGCTCCTGAACTGCGCCCGGGCCGTGTCTGTAGATACGTTCATCTTCTAGATCCTTTTTAAAGAGGGTTTTGAGGATAGATCTACTGACATGACCAATGAGTTGGTCCTGCCAGTCTGTTAGTTCAACAGAGTAGGCAGTCTCATCACATTGGTAAAACTCTTCTACCGCTTTTTGATGAAGAAAATCCTCATCATCTTGCGCCAGTCGAGTTTTCTTAAAGAATAAGAGAAACGTGTGAACGTCCCTCAATATCCCGTAATCTACGGGTTCTTTAAGCAGCCCAGTTATAGGGTCGAAGACTTCACTTATCATACCCTGTAAGAATACAGGGATTGATCCTCCTCGGATCTTCTTAAATCCAAGAGGGCAGGTGAACCGCTTCTCGACTAGACCTCTCACGAGGGCTTCGTCTAGACGCGGTAGGGTCAGAGTTAGGAACTCTGAGCCCTCATGCTCGACTCTACGCTTGACCGTTTCGAAATCACGGTCAAGGCCTTTCACACCAGGATTCAACCTCTTGAAATCTCTTGTCAAGAGGTTGTCTAGGAGAGCTATCGGACTTTTCATCTCGGCTCCTTTGGAGTTACAGATTCCGAGTCCCGGTAGCAGGCGACCGCCTTAATTGGCGATCGGGTTAGTAATCGGAGGGTTGTCCTTAGAAAGACTCCCCTTACTGCTCAAGTCCAGTACGTGCGAACAACCTCCCGCGAAAGCCAAAAAGGCCAAGAGGGAAGTGATAAGCACAACTCGGGCAGTCCACGTAATAAACAGTCCAATCGTATAGGCATCATGGGTATCCATAGGTATACTCCGATCAAGAATGAACGGAATGTCCTTATGAACACCCCGTTTGGCCGGAAAGCCAAGCGCGATACGTTAAGATTGGAACTGGATAAGACGTGCCGATGTGACTTCAGAGTCGTCTCGGAAATCCGTCAATGCCTTCATCAACGCAACAAGTGCTGCGTCAGTGAAGCCAAAGGCGGGACGGACGACTGTCATGGACACAGAAGCAACTTGCTTCTGAGTCAGACCCGTATAAGGGTTGGTAGCGTTAAGCGTCTGCGTCATTTGGACGTAGTGCTTATCGCCCCCGCCCTTCGGTTTCGAGTGGTTAATGACAACGGTATAACCGTTACCACCAGTATCCACTCGTTCCGACCCATACCCATCGGACTTCACAACTGCGAAGACCAAAGATGGGGTGGGTGATGCGGCAGCTACAGTCACAGGATCTGCTAACATAGGGACGTCTCCTTGGTAGGTAATAAATTACGAGCTAGGTCGGAATGACCCAGCCCTAGTATTGTCTATACGCTGAGCAAGAATTGCTCCCAGGATAGACAACTGGTAGGGAGATAAACTCTCCCGGATCGTAGTTTGTTTCACATCAAAGACGTTCGCACAGTTCTGACGAACTTGACATTCGTACTCTAAGAACGACGTGTGGCGATTTCTTATACCTACTCCGGTATAAGACTGCTGTACATTGTTCTTATGGATCAGTGTGAACGTAGGGGAAGTGCTCTCAAACTCAGTGACGAGCTTACCACGTATATTTGTGGTAATCACGCCCCAGTTGATTAGTGATGGGTCATGGTTAATTTCCTCAATTAATTCGAGGTAATTGCCTAGACCTGTAAACCAATCAACCAGCCATGTCCACGGAATGATATTATAAACATCCGTGAAACGTGGTATGAGTCCAACTTGGTCAGCAAAGAAGCGCTGACGCATGTGGGGGACATTGATAGGTGGAAAATCGAAGATAGCGTTTATCACTAAACGCGTCTCCCATTCTCTCTCTATCCGAGAAGTAATTCCTAAACCGGGTTCACCGGAAAGGAACTCCTTATCGTCTGTCTCATAAGAGAACCCCGAGACTCCCGTTGCTCCCGAGATACCTGACCTCGAGGAGCGAAACGTTGACGCCTTGCCGGATCGAGCGATAAGAAGATTCATCTTCTTACCAATCTTCTCCGGTAATTGCGTCAAATCAGAAAGATCCTTATGGAGCTGCTTCCACCCAAAGTGAAAACTTAAATATTCACTAGGGACGTTTTGCGCCGCGTTGCCTGCTAAGTCAAAGACTTTAGCACGCGTCTTGGGGCTAGACGACAGGGAAGACCACAGCGCCTTAAGATCATCCGCAGTCCTCTTTGCAGAGGCCATACTGCGGGTGAGATCTTTAAGCTCAGCTACATTGCGTGCTAAAGAGTACGCCCGTGTGAACGGGCTAATACCCTTGAACATGGAGATGGCATTGCGGGCAGAAATTTCCCGACAAAGAGCCTTCTCAGATGTAACTAAGGCTGTAAAGACACTTTCTGACAGAGTTGATGCTGTGGGACCGTAGTGATCAGTGACTATTTCGTCCGAACCTACCTCATAGTCTGGTATACCACCAGCTAGAGTGCAGGTCGGATCTAATGGAACACCATCAGTATACCTACGAGTCTGATCAACCCACCTATGAGACCGACCAGGAGACACTATGGTAGACTTGAAAAATTCAAGTTCACCTTGTGTACTCCCGATTAGTCTCGTTCGGCGAGTTGTATCCTTGAGCGTGTCCGGAGTGGAACCCTGTCTCGAAAGAGACTGAGTTTGCCATTCCGGTATCGAGACGATGTTATGGTTAAGATAAGGACTGGAGCAGAAAGCAATACCTTTATAGTTGCTTTGCTGACTCCAGCTGTCCTTATAATAACTTCTAACTCTGCGTCGAACCCCATTGCTGAGGATCGATTCAGACGCACGGTACTTTGTGCGATTCGCCGCCGTAATTGTACCTGGAGAAACCTTAAAACGCGCCGTAGGATCAATTGCGAAAGCAACCGACCTTACGAGCGAATAAGGAATCAACTTGTACAAGAACGACTCAAGACCAACAGCATCATTTTTCAGTGTATCATAACGATATCTATATAATTTATAGAGATCCATCCCTTCAGGCAGACCGCGTGAATCAAAGCGTGGTACTGGCTGGAGGGTAATCGTCATGGCACTGAACTCCGCTGGTGTGAAACAGGCAAGATCTCGAAATATAAATCGAGATCTATCAGACGCTAACGTCTGGAGACCCCCGTGAGGGG